ATTGTTGATGGAGACACATTTGATTGTGTTATAGATTTAGGCTTTGATGTGAGACTACACAAACAAAGGGTACGTTTAGCAGGAATCGATACTCCTGAATCTAGAATTAATACTAAAAGATACCCAGAAAGAGCTAAAGAAAAGATTATGGGCAAAGCAGCAAAAGAACGATTAAAAGAACTTTGTACTGGTTCTTTCAAAGTTAAATCGTTAGGTAAAGGCAAATATGGCAGGATATTAGGTGTTCCATACACAGAAGACGGTGAGGATATTTGTGCTAAATTAATAGAAGAAGGTCACGCAGTAGAATACTGGGGCGGTGCTAAAACAAAAATATGGGGACAAGATGGCTGAGTATCAAGGTAAAACAGTAAAATTAAATTCTCCAAGAGCTCTCCGCAAAGGAGAAGCAGGATACGGTAAAAAACGTAAAGTCGTTTTCGTAAAAAATCCTAGTACAGGCAGAGTTAAAAAAATTACATTTGGGGATGCTAACTTAGGTATGCACAAGAATGATAAAAAACGCAAAAAATCATATTGCGCACGTAGCAGTGGTTTAGGTAGTGATAGAATGAAAGCTAACTATTGGGCGCGTAGAGATTGGGGTTGTTAATGGATCCCATATATTTAATAGAAAAATTTTTAAAAGAACTCCGTCTAAGGAAGTCTGATTTAGAAGAAGTTATCACGACTGGCGGTGTTCAAGATTGGGCAATGTATCAAAAAGTTCTCGGTGAGTTAACAGGTCTAAGCTCAGCCGAGACTATATTATTAGACCTGCAAAAAAAGAGTAGTGAGGAAAGTAATGTCAGTAAAGGAAGTTTTGGGAACCAATCCCGTAGGTAGTTCTATACCAGACCACGTAGATAATTCAAGTCGGTTTAAAAAGAAAGAAACTATAATATCACCTGAATCAGTACAAGAAGACGAAAGTTTATTAGAACAGTTGCCTTCTCCAACTGGTTATAGAATACTAATTTTACCGTTTAGTCAAAAAGCTATGACTAAAGGCGGTATAGCTTTAGCAGAATCCTATGTTGAAAAAGAAAGATTGTCGACTAATGTAGGTTATGTAGTCAGTGTTGGTCCAGACGCATATAAAGATAAAAATAAGTTCCCGAACGGTGCTTGGTGTCAAGAAAAAGATTGGGTTATCTTTGGCAGATACGCAGGTGCAAGGATTAAAATAGAGGGTGGCGACTTACGTTTATTGAATGACGATGAAATATTAGCCGTAATAAACAACCCAGAAGATGTAACAACTCCCGTGTAACCACGCAAACAAGAGGACAATACCATGGCAGAACCCATGCAAGAAGAAAACGAAGAAGTAGAGATAGAGCTAGAAGCAGCAGAAACTGAAACAGCTGAGGTTGAAACACAAGAGCCTGAGGTTGTTGAAGAAAAAACTGCAGAAGAAAAACCAGCAAAAGAAGAAAACAAACCAGAAGAAGAAGAGATAGCAGATTATAGTGAATCCGTTAAGAAAAGAATAAATAAACTAACTTATAAAGTAAGAGAAGCCGAAAGAAGAGAGAAAGCAGCGATTGAGTATGCACAAAATGTGCAGGAAAAATTAAATAATACTCAAGCAACCCTTTCACAAAAAGATAAAAACCTATATGATGAATATAGTGCAAGAGTCCAGAGTCAATTGAGCTCGGCAGAATCAGCGTATAAAAAAGCGCATGATATCGGTGATACAGATGCCATGCTTGAGTCTCAGAAAGAAGTTGCGAAACTTGCAGTAGAGTTAGAAAGTTTAAAAAGAGTTAGACCAGAAACACCAGAAGGAGCTGGCGAAGAAAAAGTAGAGGTTCCAGAACAAGCAAAACCTGTAACACCTCCACCTCCGACCCCAGATCCACAAGCTCAGGAATGGGCATCTAAAAACGATTGGTTTGGTTCTGATTTAGCTATGACTACAAGTGCTTTTGCTTTTCACAAAGAACTTGTAGAAAATGAAGGATTTGATCCTGCTTCTGATGAATATTATAAGCAGATCGATAAAAGGATGGCTGAGGCTTTTCCTCATAAACTAGGAAAAACCACACCAAAGAACGTTCAAGAGAATGTTGCTAACTCAAGCCGAGGGGCGAGAGGGAAAACAGGAAAAGGACGCACAGTCAAGTTGACACCTAGTCAGGTAGCAATAGCTAGAAGACTAAATGTTCCACTTGAAGAATACGCTAAACACGTTAAATCGTGAAGGAGTTAAAATGGTAGATAAAAATAGTAATACCGCAACAGATCGAACTCCACGATCTGCAGACAGTCGAGAGAAAAAGTCTCGTACCAAGACATGGCAACCACCGTCTTTATTAGACGCACCAACACCTCCAGACGGATATGTATACAGGTGGTTACGAGAATCAATGGTAGGTCAAGACGACAAAGCGAATATGTCAAAACGTATTCGTGAAGGTTGGGAACCTGTGAGAGCAGAGGATCATCCTGAGTTTGAAGCCCCAACTGTTGATGATGGTAAACATGCTGGCGTAATCGGAGTAGGGGGGTTAATACTTGCAAAGATGCCTAAAGAACTCGTTGACCAAAGACGAGAATATTATGATCGACAAGCTGCTGACCAAATGCAGGCTGTTGATAACAATCTTATGCGAGAAAGTGACAGTAGAATGCCTATTAGTAACCCTAATAGAAGATCTCAAGTCACATTTGGTAAGGGAAATGATTCTTAGGAATCGTTATTTTTTAATATGACGAAAAGGTAAAATACAATGGCAAATGTAAATGCACCAAATGGTTTTACTCCTGCTTATCATATGTCTGGTGGTACTATAAGACCTTCAGAATTCGCAATCGCAAGTGCGACTAACGCATCTATCTTTAGTGGTGATGTTGTTAATCTATCTAGTGGTTACGTTATTCAAGGGACAGCGACTGGTGCTCCTCTAGGTGTATTCGCAGGTGTAGAATATACAGCTACTGACGGCTCTATCGTTTTTTCGAAAATGTGGACAGCCGACACAGCGACACTCGGATCTGCTGATGCGAAAGCGTATGTATATGCCGACCCTGATATTGTTTATGAAGCCCAATCAACTGGGACTCCTACTCAAGCATCAATCGGTACAACAAACACTATCTCGACAACAGCGGGTGATTCTTCAACAGGTCGATCTAAAGAAGGTGTGACAACTACAACTTCTAGCGGTATTGCAACAGTAGTGGGGTTTGTAGACAGACCCGAAAACTCTATTGGGCAATATGCTAGAGTGCATGTAATATTCCCAGCTTCTGTGTTCGGCAATAACTAAATGGTGACTTAAATGGCAATAAATAGAGCGCAGTTAGTAAAAGAACTCGAGCCAGGATTAAATGCACTATTTGGTCTCGAGTACAACCGTTACGAGAATGAGCACACTGAGATTTTTGATACAGAAAACTCAGATCGAGCTTTTGAAGAGGAAGTGATGTTATCAGGTTTCGCGTCAGCTCCAGTTAAAGGAGAGGGTGCAGCAGTGACTTATGATACAGCGCAAGAGACCTTCACATCTCGTTACACTCACGAAACAGTAGCCCTCGCGTTTGCGTTGACAGAAGAAGCAATCGAAGATAACCTCTACGATACGCTTTCATCTAGATACACAAGAGCATTGGCTAGGTCAATGGCGACCACTAAACAAGTTAAAGCAGCAAACGTGCTTAACAATGGCTTTTCTAGTTCCTTCCCAGGAGGAGACGGTAAAGCACTCATGACAACTGATCACCCAACTTTGACAGCTGGTGACCAGTCTAATGAGCCAAGCACAGCAGCAGATCTTAACGAAACTTCGTTAGAAAATGCTTTAATTGATATCTCAGCATTTAAAGATGAAAGAGGTATTAAAGTTAATGTGCAAGCTAGAAAGCTAATTATTCCTCCACAACTACAGTTTGTGGCAGAGAGAGTTCTTAAAACTCCAGGAAGAGTGGCAACTTCTGATAACGACATCAACGCCATGAGAAGCATGGGGATGTTGCCAGAAGGATATGTAGTGAACCATTACTTAACCGACACAGATGCATTTTTCATTAAGACAGATGCACCTAACGGTTTGAAACATTTTGAAAGAGCAGCCATGGCAACAGGTATGGAAGGCGATTTTGAAACTGGTAACGTTCGGTACAAAGCGAGAGAAAGATATTCCTTCGGGTTTAGTGATTGGCGCGGAATCTACGGATCTCCAGGCGCATAAGCTAAAAACAATCTGGAATGTTGAAAGGGGTCTTCGGATCCCTTTCTTTTTTACGTTTAATAATATATGATTAAATGACTAGGATAACTTTATTAATTACCGACTGACCTAGCAGACAAGCCAAGACGGTAATATATTATTCTCATAGGAGGGAATATGGCAAACTCAACTTTTAGTGGACCAGTCCGATCAAAAGGCGGTTTCAACGTAATCAATGAAAGCAGTACTACAGGCGCAGTAACAGAAACAGGTTTTTCAGTAAACTCTACTGGTCAACTTATTTCTTTAGGTACTAGAAAAATACAAACTTTCGTAGGTACTTTAGCAAGCACAGACACGAGTACAGCATACGCTGACGGAGATGTTCTTGTAGAACTAGGTGAATTAAATACTGATCACCCAGATGATTTAGTAACAGCTACTAAGTTTTTTATTCATAAAGCAGTTATCGGTATAACAACTGCAGCAGGACAAACTCTTGCAGGTAGTTTACAATTAAGTGCTACTTCTGGTACAGCTACTAACGCAGC